AATACGTTGGCACATACGTTTTTCAGGAGATCTCTTGGGCAAAACGTAACCGCATCATCCAGAAGCATACACGGTATCATCCGGTGACTGGTCAGGTCGTGAAGAGCGATTACGTGGCGATTCAGGCGGAGACCATCTGGGCGAGCCTCAGGGAGCAGCCAACAAAGAAGCCGTTAACTTTGGAGAGGTTGCTCAGCGAAGAAAACGGAGTACCCATCGAGCTTGGAGAATTGTTCAGCCAAATCGTCAACAGGCTCTGCAGTGTCACGGTTGAGGAGACACGTTTTTTATCAGAGCAATCAGACGAGGAAAGCCCCATTCAGCGGTCACAAAGTTTAGGCTCTGCAAAGAACTCGGATGCACCCCAAACCAGCTCGATAGGCAGCCAGCCAAAACCATCCAGGAGTTCATCCTGATTCTCAACGAGTTAGACCGTCAAGCGGAGGAAGAAAAACAGAAACTGGAGAGGAAAGGGAAATGGCGATCGAGATAAACTATGACATAACGGGTGTTGAAGAGTTCAAGGCTGCAATGGAACGGTTCGATTCGAGTATGCAGCGTCATGTGCATGAGCGGTTGGCGAACTGGGCTGCGGACGTTAAAGCCTTAGCTAGGCAGCGGGTTCCGGTGAAAACTGGGCATTTACGAAGGTCAATCTACGCCAAAATTAGCGAATGGGTCGCAGAGGTCGGTGCAGAAGCCACATATGCAATGTTTGTGGAGCTTGGAACCCGTTACATGAGGGCTCGTCCATTCATTTACCCTGCTGTCCAAGAGTATCTGCCTCAATTGGAAGCCATAATTGGTGAAGCCATTGAAAACGCCAAAAGGGAGACAGGCTTATGAGCTTAGACTCTTCGTGGCTTCCTCAGCATTTACGTTGTTTTGCCTTTAACTTCCAAGCAGGGTGGTTACAGTGAGTTTCCGCGAAATAGCTGTTACAGTAAGGGCTGTTAACCGTGCAAGCAACGAGTTCACGAGAATCCAAACAGACGCTGAAGCCCTAAGTGCAAGAATCAAAAGTTTAGGTTCCACCATCGCTGGCTTAGGAGCAGCGGGCGTAGCTGTCGGATACGTTGCTCACCAGTTTGGTTTACTGAACACTGAACAGGCTCGAGTTTTCAACAGCACAATGATGGTTGTCACGGTTATGGGCACTTTCATGCGAACCAGCATAGGCGTAGCTGTCGCCCAGAAAGTGTATGCTGCTGCATGTTGGATAGCAACTGCTGCACAAAACGCCTTGAACATTAGTATGGCTACTGCTTGGCTCTTAACTGGTGCAGGTGTTGCCGTGGTTATTGCTGCTGCAGCTGGGATGGCTTACTTTGCGAGTCAAATGAAGATGGCAACTGCATCCGTCAAGGAGTATAATGCTGCTTGGTCTGAAACTTCCGGTTACGGGCGAAACGTCAGGCGGGCTGGAGAAGAAGAAGCTTTCCGGAGGAGAGGCGTCGAATGAGCGTAGCCTTGCCTGTTGTTGCCTTGGTTTTCGGCTCGGTTACGCCTCCTCAAGGTGATGTTTTAGATTTGAGGGTTCATCTGGGCTGCACCAACGAGGTTTCAAGTTTTTCGTGTCTTCTCCAGAATTTCGACAAAAAATACACGGAGACCTATCCAATCAACGTAGGCGACAACGGAAGCTTAAGCATTGGAAGAGGAACAAACTGTCCGTTGATTGCTACGATAAGAGTTGAGGAAGTTGCTTGCGAGTCTACGTCTGTTGAGAATTATCTGCGGGTTAAGGGGCGTTGCTGGGGCGAGAAGCTCTTCAGGCGGGTAATAACAAAAACGTATGAGAACCAGAAGGGCGAGGCAATCGTGAAGGATTTGATTGACTATTATGCGGGGCTCAGTCATGTCCGAGACTCAACTGAGCTGATAGAAGACACGGATACAACATACACGCTTTTAGAGTATGAGAATACGCCAGTTTTTGATGTTCTACGATACATTGCCTCTTCAGCTGATAAAGCGGGAGTAGTCGGGTTTGACTTCCGAGTTGAACCTGACGCCAAATTTGCATTCTTTCCCAGAAACAGCAAAACCAGCAGCATCAACTTAGCTGAGCTGATCGAAACAAGCGAGTATCGACGGGACATTCATCGAATAAGAAACAGAATCATGACCTATGGAGCCAGAGGACGACCTTACCCCTTGGATGTTGACGGGCAACCATGGAGCGATTCCCTCTCAGAAAACCTAACTCAAGTAGAATATTGGCTTGAACACGCCCTTGGAAAATGGGAGCCCCTAACCGGAAACACAACCATGAGCATAGAAACATCCAGTGTATTCCAAGGGTCAAAATGTGTCAAGGCGACCTGCACAGCTTACATGTATTATGTTTCTTTTTGGTGGGTGTTCACGGATGGTTACGTAAACGCAAGCCAGTATCCAGCCTTAGTTTTTGCCATCAAAGCAGATGCTCATCACACCTTAAGCCATTCAATCGAACTTCACGACGGCACTGGCGACGACAACGTTGTCTGGAGAGGCTTCACGATTCCGAAAACTGGAGAATGGGGCGTAATCAAACTTGAGATAGGAAAAAACCACGTAGACGAGTGGACAGAAAGCATTTTTAACGTCAGCGATTTCCGATGGGACCTGATAAGGGGCGTCAGATTCAGCATCAACCAAAAATCCTCAGAATATGGAGACGTCTGGGTTGACATGTTCCATTTTGGAAAGGGACGATGGGAAGCAAGACGCCCCTTAACTTCACAGGAGCCGACGAGCAGCCAAACAGCGTATGGTGTGCGTGAACTGGTGGAGGTGGATGAGGAACTCCACAGTGACAACGAATGTGATTTGAGAGCTAAGGCTTTGCTGACGCATTTGGAGAATCCAGCTGAGTACATAACGGTGCGTAGCGCAGTCATAGACTATGGCACCGACATGTTGTTGCCGGGAGACAAGATTCATGTTACTCTTCCGAACGAAAACATTGACGCTGACTACCGCATCATAAGCGTAGAATACAGATTAAATGCTGCAACACAGACTCTTGAAATCGCTCTGGAACTTGGAAGAGAAACGCCCCTGCTTGCCGATTACCTGTACACACTGCGAAGCAAAAGCAGCTCGTTAGCGCGATACAAACTGGGGCAATGAAATGGATAAAAAAGCTTTAAACAAAATCGACAAATTACAGTTCGGAGACCTTGTTCGAGTCTATTGGCTCGACGCCAGCGAAGCCATGGGCAGAACCGGTGAAGGAGGCGAACCACATTTTGACACCCCCGTCGCCAGCATCGGACACTACGTTGGAGTCAAAGGAAAACGGACAAAGCACCTGATTCTGCTAAAAGACATCTTCCAAATCACCAAGGAGACCTATGATCTGGTCTATAACTGCATCCCAGTAGGCATGATCGAGCAGGTCAAGGTTCGGAGACGCCAAGACTTGGAAGAAAAGTTCCATGAAATCATCAAGAAAAACCTCATGAAAATCAAAACCAAAGGCGGACGCTTCGTCAAAGTCAAATGCAGGTGGAGAAAACATGAAAGAACGAATCTCTAAACTGTTAACCAAAAAAGTTCTGTTGAAATCTGACGAAAAAATAAAGCGGGTCGAGATTCCGCCAAGCCAAACCCTAGTTTACGGAGTCTTAACCGCCACCGTAACACTGGTCCTGTTAACTGTCCTAGAGATTGCACACATGTCGTTCCTAGGCAAATTCAACGGTGAAATCTTTGCAACCATCACCCTAGTTGTAGGAACGCTTCTGGGAACATTCTTTGGACAAAAGGCGTGAACATATTTGAAGACTAATAACAGAGCAATGTTGAAAACAGTCTTTTTTCAGAAAATCAGGAGAACCGCAAAAAAATTCAAATGTAACACTCAGGAGATTCGTGCAGACCTGATTCTGGAATTGAAGCTTCTCGCCGAGATGGCGCACGAACAGGCAACCAAAATCAAGGAGCGGGGTAGACCAACCAAACAACAGCAGAAGTGGGCACATCTGGCAGCGTACATCAGCAGAAGCATCAACATCATCGCCAAGGAATACGACACAGGCAAAATCAAAGAAAAACTCGAGGAACTTGAGAAGCGGATTAACGATGAGTTTGGAGAATAAAATACAAAAGCTTGGACAAAACTTCGAGCAGAAACTTCAAACAAAACATGTGCGTTTCCAAGAGAATCCCATAGACTTTTTCGAGCAGATTCTCGAGTTCAAACCAACCGACTACCAAAAACAGTTGACCAGCTTCTTCATGGAGAAACAGTTTGTTGCAGCCCGATGGTGCAGACAAAGCGGAAAAAGTCACATAGTAGCCGCCCTGCTGCTCTACTACGCATTAATCAAACCAAAAACGTCTATCGGAGTTGTGGGACCAAGCTTTCGGCAAGCCAAACTGATCATACGAAAAATAACCGCCTTCCTCAGGTATTTGCCCAAAAGTTCCTATCTGAAGGCACGAAAAACCGTCATCTACTTCTCCAACGGCAGCGTAATAGAATGTTTCCCAAACAACCCCGACACCATCCGAGGACCCACCCTGCATCTGGTCTACTGGGACGAAATGAACTTCACAGCCAACGACGAAGAAATGTACGACGCCATCCTCTTCACTCTGGGAACCACAAACGGCAAGTTCGTCTGCTCCAGCACACCATGGAGCACAGACCACGTCTTCTACAGAATCTTCAACCACGAAGACTACAGCGACTTCGCAAAATCGCACATCACCTGGAAAGAAGCCGTGGAACCACATGGTCCACTGAAACATCAGATTCTAGAAAAAATACGGAGACAACTGAAGGCTGACCCGTGGCGCTGGCACAGAGAGATGGAGGCAGAGTGGGCTGAAGACGAGAGCCGATATTTCCCGCAGGAACTCATCACCAAATGCATCAACGGCACCCTAACATACTCCAGCTTCATAGACCGTCTCTCAGGCAGATTCTGTGTTGGCGTGGACTTGGGAAAGAAACGTGACCACAGCGCAGTTGCAGTCGTACAACTCAACAAAGAACAGGTTCGCTTAATCCATCTGCACAGATTCAAGCTTGGCACTCCTTACGCAAGCGTCATCGGGTACATCAAAGCCCTAACAGACCGGTACCGAACAGTGGAAGCAATCTACGTGGACCAGACGGGAATAGGCGAATACGTCACAGAGGACATGAGCACAGTCGTCTCTAACACTAGAGGCGTTATTTTGACTGCCAGACGAAAAGAAGAGGTGCTGAGCCACCTGCGGGAGCAGATGCAGACATGCAAGCTGTCTATGCCCTACGACAGCCAGTTAATCGCCGAGATTCACTGCGAAAAATATGAACTCACCAAAGACGGGCACACAAGATTCAGCCATCCTGAAGGAACCCACGACGACCGACTCTGGGCACTAGCCTTAGCCTGCATGTCAACCAGAAAAGCCGAGGCGCCAACCCGGCTAATCAGAGCGTGGTAAAATGGGAATCCGAGAACTATTCAAAATCACTAGAATCTCAAAAAAATATGACCGCAAGGCAGGCGTCTTCAGAATCAATATCGCCTACAAGACCAAAACGGATGTCACAGACCGCACAGTCAAGGTTGCTGAGGCATTCGGCATCGGAGTAGACAACTTTCAGGAACACGTCATCTACGACAATGTGGAAATCAAAATTGCGCCCAACGACATAGTTTACATCACAGGAGACAGCGGAAGCGGAAAAAGCGTCTTGCTGAAGGCTCTAGAAAAGGACCTGCAACCAGAAACAATAAACCTCAACGACGTAAAGATCGAACCCGTCAAGCCCCTGATCGACACCGCTGGAAAAAACTTCCACAAAGGTTTAACTCTCCTCTCCAGAGTTGGCTTGAACGATGCCTTCCTTTTTGTGCGCCGTTATAATCAACTCAGCGACGGACAAAAATACAGATACCGATTAGCC